CTTTTAAAAGAAGAAATAAAATTCAAGGAATCATGAAAAGAACAGAATTAGTAGAGAAATTAATTAAAGAAGGTTTCTCAGAAAAAACATTAGTTAAGTTTTCGGATAAACAACTCTCAGAATTACACACAAGAATCGTGGGTGAGGCCGATGTTATGATTTCAAACAAAGACCCCGAAAAATCAAAAAAGGTTATCGACGCTAAAAAACTAAATAAATCTATTGAGTTTTATGAAGAAAAACCATCATCTGTTTTATCTAAACAAAAGAAAAATAAGAAGGTTGGTAAAAAAGGTAAAGAAGTAAAAGATTGGTTAAATTCATTAGCTGAAAGTAATTTTCATTCATTTACATCTAAGAATGAAATAATGGAATTAGTTAAAACAAAATTAAATGAGGTTGAGGTTGGTCCAAATGTTAAAAAAGGACACAACGGTATTCCTGAGTTTATGAGTTATGATGCAATTTCTAATACGGAAGTAAAAGAGGCGGCTCCAACAACAAAACCCGCACCAACAAAACCTAAAGTTGATCCAGGTACAAAACCAAAAACCCCATACTCTCCTGATCCCGGTAAAAAATCTAAACCAAAGGCGTTAAAAGAAAAAGAAAATGCAAATAAGTAAAAAAAATTTGTTATCTTTAATAGAAAACAATATTAAAGAAATGGCAATGGATTTTGATACGCCTGATAGACCAGATCAGGGTTTACAAGATAAACTTTCACAAGGTGATACACCGTTAAAAAAGGTACCATTACCATCTACAGGTCAAGAACCTAACAAAAACTTTCAAGAAGTTTTAGCGTCTGAAAGATATAGACAAGTTGTTTCAAACTTAAGAAGATATCTTGGTGATAGATCACCCGTACAAAGAGGTATGGAGGGTGTAATGCAATTGCAACAGACACTATTGAATGCACATAACACGGTTGTACAAATAGAAAGTAATCATAGAGAGGAATTAGAACAATTGGCAGTTGAGTTAGTGATGAAAGAGATGGGGATTCCTGAAGGTGCGATAGAATATGATGCAAAGATTATTGGTATGGGTCAAGTTGATATGGATGATTTCAATCATGACCAAGATAATGAAGAGAACCCACAACAGGTTGAAATAGAAAATGAAATAGAGATTTTTAACGAATTACAGGGTTTAGACTTAGAAAAGGCAAAAAGAAGAATGATAAACGCAATCATTCAAGGTGCATCTAAGAAAGGTCATTATATGTTTCATTTAGTTCCTGAAAGATTACAACAAATTACGGGTCAAGAAAATATCTTAAATTTATACGGTACACTAATGTCAATTAATGATTTAACTTATTGGCAAGTAAGTGATGATGTAATTAAAGGTCTTGGTAATTCTGCGGCTGGTAAAGAAAGTGCGGAAGGACCTGAAGAAGAAGGCGGACCGGGTAAGGTTATTGCAAGAGGAATTAATTTTCCTGTGTTAGTTCATGAACTTATTAAAGGTACATTAGAATTATTTGCATTACAAGGTAGACCTGATGAAGGATTTGAAGACGTTGAATCGTCTGAAGATACATTAGAAAAAGAAATGTGGGACTTAAGACTTGGACCGGCGATATGGGATAGAATTAGAAGTCAATTTCCTGAAGATATATTAACGGATGAAAATAAAGTAGAACTTCAAAATTATCTACTTGTTGAAATATTCAAACTACCCGCTAAGAAATTTTTAGTTTTTGTAAAAGAAGTATTAAATGGTTCAGATAGGGGTAAAAGAATGATGAATGAGTTAATGGACGGAATAAATAAAATGTTTAATGATCAAGAGTATGAAGATTCAGTTGCAATGTTTAGAGATGATTTAGATGACGCAACTGATGAAACAAGTCGAGAAGAATTGTCAAATATGTTTGGTAATTTAAATTTTGACGAATTAGGTATTAGATTTTCAGACGAAGATGATGAGGAGGATGACGACGGTGGTGAATTAGTACCAGTAAGATAAATGAAGGTGGTTAATCCACCTTTTTTCGTATTTATTATATATGAATTCAAAATTAGAACAGTTAAAGGAATATGCAAAGATTATGAAAGACGCACCATATGCGTTGAAAACATATCTACAGACATATGATAACACACAAAAAAAGTTTGTTCCTTTAGAATTATTTCCAGACCAAGTTCAATTGATTAAGGACTATAGTTTGTATAATGAAAATATCACAAGAAAATATCGTCAGGCGGGTGTATCAACAGTAACCTCTGCGTGGATATCTTGGAAATTACAATTAGCAAAACCAGAGAACCCTGAACGTGTTCTTATTATTGCAAACAAAAGAGATACCGCCATAGAAATGGCGAATAAAGTTAGGATGTTCTTAGACCAATGGCCCGAGTGGATAAACGTTGGGTTTCATCCTGATAAAAACTCTGAAAGTAGATTTAAATTAAATAATGGTTGTGAAGTAAAAGCTGTTGCAACATCAGCGGACGCACTTCGTGGTTATACACCTACGATACTAATATTTGATGAGGCTGCATATATTGAAGCTGGTGAGGATTTTTGGGCGGCGTCTATGGCGTCCCTATCAACGGGTGGTAAAATTATTTTGATTTCAACACCAAACGGATACGACCCAATTTATTATGGGGTATATGACCAATCAATTCGTAAAATGAATGATTTTCATATTACAGATTTGCGTTGGTTTAAAGATCCTCGTTATACAAAAGATTTAAGATGGGTTAAATGTAGTGACATATGTCATTATATGTTAAATAGGGAACAATATAACGATGATGAAGTTGTGATGTTCGATTTCGACATAGACAAATATCAAGAATATGAGGAACAGGGTTACAAACCCTTTTCGTCTTGGTTTGAATCTATGTCAAAAAAATTCAAATACGATAGACGAAAAATTGCACAGGAATTGGAGTGTGATTTCTTGGGTTCGGGTGATGGTGTTATCCCTGGTGATATACAAGAAAACATTGCTAAAAATATGATTAGAGTACCAAAAGAAAAATACATGCAAGGTACTTTATGGCAATGGAAAGAACCAATAGAAGGTCACAGATACATTATGGGTGTGGATGTTAGTAGAGGTGATAGTGAAGACTTTTCATCAATTAATATTGTTGATTTTGACGATAGAGAACAAGTTTTAGAATACATAGGAAAGATACCACCAGACGATTTGGCATCAATTGCGTATAAATGGGGTATCTTATATGATGCATTCATTGTAATTGATATTACGGGTGGTATGGGTATTGCGACATCTCGTAAACTACAAGAGATGAATTACAAAAATTTATACATAGACGGTATTAATACTCAAAATATTTGGGAGTATAATAAAAAGGTTATGGAAAAAATACCCGGTCTAAATTTTAACAATAAACGTACACAAATTGTGGCAGCATTTGAAGAACAATTAAGAAAGGGATTTCAGGTTAGGTCAAATAGATTATTAAACGAATTGAATACATTTGTTTATATAAACGGTAGACCTGATCATATGAAAGGTGCTCATGATGACGCAATTATGAGTCTTTCTATGGCACTATATGCTGGTGATATTTGTTTTAATCAATTACAAAGAAACGAATCAAAAAATAAAGCAATGTTGGAATCTTGGGTTATGTCTGAAAGGACATATGAACCAAACAAAACATTTTATTCATATGGAAGTACATTAGACCCAATCGGTTCGATGCAAACAGACCCGTCTTTTTTCCATCAAAATAACCCAATGAATAACTCAAAATCGACTTATGAAGAGTTTTCTTGGTTATTTGGTAAGAAGAAAAACGTTTCCTAATTAAAATTAATTGTTTATATTATAATCAAAACTATTTATATACATGGCGGATAATAATCTTACAGTTTTTCAGAAATTAACGAGGGTATTTGGTTTTCCTGGTAAAACAAAACCAGAAAACATGCCATCTTTTAATTTCAATAAAGATGAGTTATTAAAAACAGACAGTAGGGAAGATTACGAAAAAGCTCTACTCCAAGCTCAACAATCACAATATATTGCCGACAAGTGGACAAAACTTGATCAATCACTTTATAATCAATCTGTTTATTATGAACCAAATAGATTAGCCGCATATTATGATTACGAATCAATGGAATTTACTCCCGAGATATCCGCCGCTCTTGACATATACGCAGAAGAATCTACGACATTATCGGAAAAGGGAGAAATTTTAACTATATACTCAGAATCAGATAGAGTTAAGGGATTACTTGAAGATTTATTCAAAGAGAAATTAGATATAAACACTAACCTACAAATGTGGACAAGAGGTTTATGTAAGTATGGTGACGACTTTGTTTATTTAAAAGTTGACCCTGAGAAGGGTATTGTCGGTTGTCAACAATTACCTAACATTGAAATTGAAAGAATAGAGGGTGCGGCATCTAAAACACCAGGTAATGAAAAAGATATAAAAATACCAAGTAGAGAATTGAGATTCCAATGGAAAAATAAAGAAATGGAATTCCAATCTTGGGAGATTGCACATTTTAGATTATTGGGTGATGATAGAAAGTTACCATATGGTACTTCTATGTTAGATAAAATTAGAAGAATTTGGAAACAATTATTACTTGCTGAAGATGCAATGTTAATTTATAGAACATCCAGAGCACCTGAAAGACGTGTGTTTAAAGTATTTGTTGGTAATATGGACGATAAAGATATTGAACCATATGTACAACGTGTAGCAAGTAAATTCAAGAGAGACCAAATTCCTGATCCACGTAATGGACAGGTGGATATGAGATACAATCAAATGGCGGTTGACCAAGATTATTTCATTCCTGTTCGTGATCCCGCTCAAACAAACCCAATTGAAACATTACCGGGTGCACAAAATTTGGGTGAGATTGCTGATATAGAATACATTCAAAAGAAATTATTGGCGGCTTTGAGAATTCCGAAAGCCTTCTTAGGTTTTGAAGAGGTGGTTGGTGAAGGGAAAACTTTAGCATTAATGGACATCCGTTTTGCTAGAACCATTAATAGAATTCAAAAATCATTAATTCAAGAATTAAATAAGATTGCTTTAATTCATTTATATCTATTAGGTTTAGAAGATGAATTAGGTAACTTCTCGTTGTCATTAACAAACCCATCTGCACAATCTGATTTGTTAAGAATTGAACAATGGAAAGAAAAAGTTACTCTTTATAAAGACGCAACATCTGACCAATCTCAGGTTGGTATTCTTCCTGTTTCACACACATGGGCTAAGAAAAATATTCTTGGTATGAGTGATAGTGAGGTTATTCTCGATTTACAACAACAACGTCTTGAAAGAGCAATGGGATTTGAATTACAGAACACACAAAATATTATCAAACGTTCGGGTATATTTGATGACGTTGATGCGAAGTATGGTATACCTGAAGAGGAAAGAAAGGCAATGGAGGCGTCAGGACAAACAGGTACTGAGGCGCCAGGTGGTGATTTAGGTGGAGGAGGAGCACCACCACCCGCACCGCCAGCTGGTGGAGACGCAGGTGGAGCACCTTTAAGTGAATCAAGAAAATCTAAAATATTATCTATGTTAGGTGAAGAAAAAATGAATTTTAATGATTTATTTGATATGAACAAGGCCCAACAG